ATGGATCCGTTTACACTCTTTGCATTAGCCAACGGCGCTGTACAGGCCGTGAAAAAAGGATGTCAGCTTTACAAGGACATCAAAGGTGCCGCGGGCGAAGTAAAAGGTGTACTCAAAGATCTCGATGATCAGTTCCACAAAAAGTACGATGGACGAGCACCTCCACCAGAAGCAGTCAAACAACTCAACGAAGAAAAAGCCCGTGTTAAAGAACTAAACAAGCGCAGTGAAGAAACCACTGATATCTATGTAGAGATTGGCGACTACTTGGGACAATACTACGATGCCTATTTCAAATGTCTAGCAGTGTTGGAGGAAGAAGAACGCCGTAGTAGCACTGAAGTCTATACCGGTGGTGACAGTCTAGCCAAACGTGCCCTAAAGCGTGTGCTGATGAAAAAGCAATTAGAGCAAATGGGCACTGAATTGCGTGAAATTATGGTATATCAAAGTCCACCTGAACTTGGTGCACTTCATACTGAAGTTGAAGAGATGATGGAAATTATGGGTAAGCAGCAAAAAGGTCTTATTCTAAAACAGATGAAACAACATGAAATTGATGAAAAAAGAAGAAAACAAAAATTACATCAATTACATATTAATATGTTAATTGGTATAGGTGGATTGATAGTTTGTTGCGGTGTTGGATTAGTATTATCATATGTGGTGGAAGATAGAATTAAAAAGTATCCACAGTATGGTACTGGATGGATACCAAAAACTGAATTACAACAACAAAGAGAATCCCAAAAACAAATTTACGTAGGAAGATAAAATGTCAGAAGAAATCAAAGATGTCAACGCAAAAGTTGACGAATTAGAAACAGCAGCAAAGAAGTACGCTAGTAAAGACACAGTCATCAGTATTGGTGGGTATGAGTTCACACCTGCTAAATTGATGGTCGCTTTCACTATCGTTTCTTCTACACTGGGTGGTTTATATGGTGCTTTCGAAGTCTATAAAGACTATCAGAGTATGAAAAAGCGTATCGCTGAGTATGTGGCTCCAGACTTGTCAGAATTGAACAAGAAAATGGAAATTACTATGCAAAACAGCGAAAAGTCTGTTCAATACACTCAAGATATTAAAAACGACTTAAAGAGCGATATCCGTCGTTTAGAAGGAGTTGTTGAGTCTGTAGAGCGTAGTTCTAAACAAATGGCTCGTGAAGCGACTCAGGCACAGAAAGAAACCGATGTAGAGTTGCGTCAAGTTCGAAAAGAAATAGATAGTAAGATACAAAAAGCGTTAGACAACCCACTATCAAAATAACAACAATAAAAAGGTGAATTGAGATGAAAAAGATTTTAGCCATTCTACTTTGCGTAAGTAGTTTTTCAGTATTTGCATGGACTCAAAGAGCACCATTTCCAGTACAACAATGTCAAGTCCATGCTCCTTATGGATTTCCTCAAACAGCAGGTGTTCAGCCGATATGTCAACAAGCGTATCTGGTTGGATACGATGCACCAGCAAAACTTCCAAAGTTTGTAACTTATGAATTGCTTCCTAATAATGCACTAGGTTGTGTAGCACGCACTAATGCATTTGCTGCCAATCAATTCATTCCTAATGGTGCTGTACCTGCAGATTATGCTGGCACTGGATATGATAAAGGGCACATGTCACCAGATGGAGATTTATCATGGGATGTGCAAGTTGAATATGAATCATTCTTAATGACTAACATGAGTCCACAGGCTGGAAGTCTTAATCGTGGCATTTGGAAATTACTTGAGACCTCAGTACGTGGTTGGGTAGTTCAACGTAATCAATCATATACAGTATATGTAGGTGGTATTTACGATGCCAATGATAAAAAAATAGGTAATGGAGTTGTTGTTCCGCATGCATTCTATAAAATTGTAATTAATAATCAAACCAAAGAAATCGCTGGTTGGTCATTTCCACATACAGCACCATATCCTAACTTGGGTAATGATTTAACTAAATTCCGTGTTCCAGTTGCTACAATTATGTCTGCTGCTCAAGTTCAATACGCATTTCCACAGGGTGCTATCGAATTACAACCTGGAAAAGAATGGGCAGTTGATTTTGGCGCATTAACAAAAGCAAAAAGAGCTAAGTGTGGTGCTAATGCATCAGACGACTAATTAAAGGATTAATAAGATGGCACTCTTAGATTCAGTATTAAATTTGGTAAATAAAACACCAAAAGATCCAAACGCACCAAAGCCACCAGTTGGTTCACGCTCTGAACGTGAAGCAAAGATAAAAGACAAAGCAGGTATGGTTATTAATGTGTTCGCATTGCTATTAGCAGTGAATGCATATTTTGGTGGAACATATTCAAGCACTATTCTTGGTAATACTATTAAAGCAGGTAGCGAATGGAATTACTACCAAGCAAAAAGTATTAAGAAAACTGCAGCGGAGTATGCATTGCATGATGCAGAAGTTCGTGGTGATAAGAAATATGCAGAAGAATTACGTGCAAGGATTCAGCGTTATGAATCTGAACCAAAAGACGGCATGAAGGATATTCGTGCACGTGCTGAGAAGTTAGAAGCAGACAGAGACGCTGCAAAACTTCGTAGTCCATGGATGAGTTATGCTTCAACTGCTTATCAGTTAGCAATCGTATTACTATCAGCATCTATTCTTGCTGTTAGCATGCCTTTGTTCTGGGGTAGTTTTGGTGTATGCGCCATTGGAGTTGTATTAATGTCACAGGGCTTATGGCTCTGGTTCTAGGAGAAAAAGATGGCAGAAGAAAAGAAAAAAGACGAAGACTGGATGCAAAATAAATGGCGTCCAGCCATGGGTTGGATGTACATGTTAGTCTGTATGATGGACATGGTTGTGTTCCCAGTTTTGTGGTCTATACTACAAGCAGTTACTCATACTCCAATCACTCAGTGGAATCCATTAACACTACAAGGTGCTGGTTTATTTCACCTAGCAATGGGTGCAGTATTGGGTATCGCAGCATTTGGTAGAACTCAAGAGAAAATTGCAGGAAGCGCATCAAATGCACCAACACCAGCCTTACCAGCAAGCATGCCAACAGCACCTAGCGCAACTTCGTCAGGATTCCCATCCTCTTCGTTTGGAACAACCCCTGCTCCAACAACGAGTTTTGGTACAGGATTTCCTGGAGATCCACCAACACGTAACACTCGTAACGACTAGGTAATAACCCCAAGTCCTGTAGGGTTATTAACCCTCTCGAAACCCCTGTATCTACAGGGGTTTTTTATTTGCAGAAAGTGCTTGTCTTTAATTGCAATTTACCGTATAATATAGTCTTAGAAAGTTGAAAAGGAATTGTAAATGAAACAGTTAAATGCTTATATCGCCAAGAAAAACGAATGGAATGCAATCTTCAAAGGCACTCAATATTGTTTAGATACTCATGCTGATCGTCAGCGTGTGGCAGATCGCATTGACTCTGATTTGAGTCCTGAGAATTTAACTTGTGATGGTGAACTTCCACGAAGTGCCGTCCAAGCAAAATACAAAGAGTTGGTCTATGCTGCAAGCCAACTAAAGAAGTTAGATCCAGCAGTAAAATTTTATGAATTTGAATAAGGAACTGATATGAGCAAAATGGCTGAATTGGCAATGGAAATTGATGACTTGATTGAACAAGGTATGTCTGCTAAATTTATCGCAATCAAACTTGGAATTCCATTCCAGATGGTACAAGATGCATTTGATCAGCGTGAGTGCTTGGAAATTGAAAAACAGTACGAGTACTTGTCGTATGCCGATGAATGCGCAAACGATGATGCTCAATATTATGGAGAAGCATAATGAATATGATTATTGAAGAAAAGAATACAGTTGAGTATAAAGGCGAGATATTTGATCGCACTCATGGTAGTCCTTTTGATCGTGGTGCTGCTGATAGTTACTATCATCGTCCACTAGACCCTCATTGGTATCCAGAAGGCACTTACAATGGTGATCGTGTAGAAGCAAAAGATATGCATGGGATTCAATTGCGTGCATATGCTATGGGTTATGAATTTAACGAACGATTTGGTGATAAAAAGAATTGGGATTAATATGAATAAGTTTTTGAAAATGAAAGAAATAAATGAAGCGAATCGAGAGATCCTCTTGATTACGCAGGAAGAATGTGCTGAAGTTACTCAAGCGATAAGTAAAGTATTCAGGTTTGGCATGGAAGATACTCACAATGGTGAATCTAATCGTGAACATTTGGAAGAAGAAATTGGTGACTTGATGTGTATGATTGACTTACTCATCGACAATGGTATCGTATCTGAATCTGCAGTAATGGCTGCAAAGAATGAAAAACTCAATAAGTTGATGACATGGTCCAACATTTTTAAGGAAGTTGCATGAACAAGGGATTTATCAATAACGATTGGGACAGAGATAATCTAGAATTCTTGCTCAATACAAAAGGTGATGACTTCAAAGATTGGTATGCTCAGTCAGACGAAGAAGATAAAGCATACGCACAAGAACTAATGGATGCATACTCAAGAGAGTTGCAGTATTGGGCACAAGAGTTGGAGACAGAAGCCAACATAGAATTAACCAAAATGCAAGAAGCGAAAGATATATTAAAGAAATTTGCCTTGTAAGAGAAAGACATGTATAATAAGACAATGAAACCTAGAAATCCTATTGCAAAGGATGTTCGCACTCCCAAATACCGCATGCGTGTAGTTGAGAGTAAGGTTCAGTACATTCGTCAACCTAAGCATAAGAAGGACATATATGAGTCTTAATTACGAAGCAGAGTTTTATCGTGCAGGTCTACTAAAGACTGTAAAGATAAAAGAGCACAAGTACGATCTGGTAGAATTTACAATTACCAGCAAACTTACCGATGAAGATACAGGTAAAGTTATCCTTGATAGTGGACATACAGCCTTCTTCAGCAACAAAGAGTTTAAGGAATTCTTTGGTCCAATTTTTAATGAAATGAAAGTGAGATTAGAGAATGCAGACAGTGTTCAGCAATGAGAAAGAATTTGAAGATTTTAAGAAATGGACTTTAGGACTATTACACGATGAAAATCTCAAGTCAGGTGTGTGTATTACTTTCACCAAGAAAGATGGAAGTGAACGCAAGATGCAATGTACCCTCATCGAAAGCAAAATCCCCACAGACAAACGTCCAAAGGGTACAAACGAAAGTGAGAATACCAGCACTGTTGGATCCGCAGTTCGTGTCTTCGACACAGAAGTCGGAGAGTGGAGAAGTTTCCGTTGGGACTCAGTAACTAAAGTGGAGTTTGATCTATGAAAGTATTAATTTTATTGGCAATCGTTATTGGTGTGGCATTCATTATGCCATGCGCAATTATTTTCTCACTCAATGCACTATTCCCTGCATTGGCAATCCCATTAACATTTGATACTTGGATGGCTGCATTGATTCTTAGCGGAGTCGTTAGTGGCAGTTCTGGTTTTACATACAGAGGTAACAAATGAACTACGCATTGACACCCGAGCAGAAAAAAGATTTACAAGGTGCTATTCAAGAGATTAGCAATTCTATGTTGCGTTCAGAAGCAGAACGAGATCTGATTAAAGAGATCGTTAAAGATCAATCTGATACATTGCAAATTCCTAAGAAAGTTATTTCTAAGATTGCAAAAACATATCATCGTCAGAATCTTGCACAGGAAGTTGCAGACCACGAGGATTTCGTGGAACTATACGAGAAAATCACTGCAAAATAGTGCTTGACATTAATTGCATTTTGCGGTATAATAGATATTATATTATGGAGGTTACAAACCTATGGCTGTGAATACTGCAAAGCGTCGTGCAAAGAATCAAGCAATTCTTGCATCACAAAAGAAATTCGAACCAACAATCGACCAGATTGACTTTACAACCAGTCTGAGTCGTGCGTTGGGTTATTACTCAGTGCACACTGGGTCGAAAGAACAGAAGATGTTTACGATTGAGTTCTTCTC